TGGCGGATGCTTGCAGAGCAGAGGGCGTGACTCCCGGGATGTTTTTGCGCTGGGTTTCAGAGCACCCAGAATTAAGGACATCTTACGCGCGAGCTTTGAATACGAAGCTCCACCTTCTCATCGATGAGCTGCCCGAGATCGCAGACGAGTCGCGCAATGATTACATGGAGAGGCAGCTACAGAACGGCTCCATTACCGTGCTCAACATCGAGCACATCGCGCGCACGCGGTTGCGCGTCGATACGCGCAAGTTCCTCATCGCCCAGATGATGCAGTACAAGTATCTTGCGCCCATCGTGGGGCTCGATGAGGCGGCCGGGTTGCCTCAACCCCCTGCCCCCCTGCCCGCTCCCGATACATCGTCGATGATTAGCGATGATGATGCCGCCATGTCCTATCGCGCCCTGTTGCCTATGCCTGCGAGCGACGATGCCTAATGCCGCTCAATTACGCCTTTGATTGGCACAACCCCGATTATGCCGCGGTGTTCAGGCACCGAGAGAATCATCTGCGCAGCATTCGTGCGTCGGCGTCGGGCTTTGCGCCGCTGATTAAGTATTACGCTCGACACCCCGCCCAGATGATTATCGACTGGGGCGTGACGTTCGACCCTCGCAACCTCGACATCGGGCGCCCTGCGTTCATTCCGTTCGTGCTGTTCCCGAAGCAGGAGGAGTGGGTTGATTGGGCCATTGCGCGTTGGCGCGCACGAGAGCGGGGCTTGACGGAGAAGTCCCGGGACTCGGGCGTCTCGTGGCTTGCGATTGGCCTTGCGTGTACGCTCTGCACAACGTACAAGGGCATGATCGTGGGGTTCGGGTCGCGCAAGCAAGAGTACGTGGACGAACTCGGGCAACCGAAATCCCTCCTTGAGAAGGCACGTATTTTCATGGACTGGCTGCCGCACGAGCTGCGTGCAGGGTGGAACAAGAAAACCGCGCCGCAGATGCGCATCATGTTCCCCGACACGGGCAGCGCGATAACCGGGGAGATCGGTGACAGCATAGGCCGCGGCGACCGCACCACGCTGTACTTCGTCGATGAGGCGGCGTGGCTGGAACATCCCGAGACGGCGGAAACGGGGTTGCTCGGCACGACGAATTGCCGCATCGATGTCTCGACGCCCTCTGCGCAGGGTATGGCCTCGCTCTTTGCGCAGCGCCGGCACGCGGGCAAGACGCCGATATTCACGCTGCATTGGCGCGACGATCCGCGCAAGGGGCAAGCGTGGTACGAGCGGGAGTGTGAAAAAGCGGACGATCCGGTGGCGATTGCGCAAGAGATTGACATCAACTATCTCGGGTCGTCGGAAGGGGTGCTTATCCCGTCTACCTGGGTACAGGCCGCCATCGACGCGCACACGCGCTTAGGGATCGTGGTCACAGGCGAATCCCGCGGCGCGCTCGACATTGCGGACGAGGGAATTGACAAGAATGCCTTTATTGGGCGCAAGGGCATTCTCGTCAATCACGCGGAGTCGTGGAGCGGTAAGGGCAGCGACACGTACAAGAGCACCCTGCGTGCTGTCAACTTGTGCGATGACCTTGGATACCGTGCCTTCGACTACGACGCGGACGGTATGGGCGCGCTCGTGCGCGGCGACGTGAATGCCATCAATGCGATGCGCGAAAGTGAATCGAAGCGCCTGGTCATTGCGTGTTCGTTCCGGGGCAGTGCGAGTGTCGAGGGGCTGTACGATCCTGATGGGATGATGGTGGAGGGGCGTGTCAATCGCGACTACTTTTTGAACCTCAAGGCGCAATCCTGGTGGGCGCTGCGTATTCGGTTCCGCAACACGTATCGGTGGGTGGTGGAGGGAATGCCGTGCGATCCTGATGAAATCATTTCGCTCGATAGCACATTGCCCGAACTCACGCAGCTCACACTAGAACTCTCGCAGCCCAAGTACGTGCGCAATGAAGTGGGCAAGTTGAAAGTCGATAAGCAGCCCAAAGGCACGAAGTCCCCGAACCTTGCCGATGGTGTGATGATGGTCTACAACCCCACACAGCGCACGGAGGAGACATGGATGCGGATTGCGGAGATGGCATGAACGCGACAGCACAAGAGCAGGCGCAACTCACGATACCCCCGACGGTTGCGATTCCGGGCGACTTCACGGTGGCGAAGCTCGCGTTGCGCCCGGACGATGTCCTCGTGATGCGGTTGAGCGAGCGCACGACGAAGCAAGCGACGCAAGAGTACCTGACACAGCTCGCTCAACAGTTGAAGGCGGTGCTGAGCGACGCAAGAATACTGGTGGTGCCCTGGGGCACTGACTTTGCCGTCATCACGAAGGAGGAACTCCCATGACCGCGCTGCTATACGGACTCAACGAACTCGGGGCGCTCGCGAAGGACGATCTCGCGGAGCAAATGCAGACGAAAACCCTGCACGTCTCGGGCGATGGGCGCGTGACGGACTTGTCCTTGAAATCGCTGGAGCCGAAGTTCACGAATCGCGCGGCAGAGCCCCGTGTCGAGGCGCTCACGGGCGTGGAGCAGGTGCGCTTCGCGGCGTGGCTGAAGTTCAAGAATGAGGAGGACGAATCGAAGATCGTGATCGCGCGGCAGGCGGACTTGCCACAAATCGCGATTGATGTGATACGGCGCAGGATCGAGCAGCGGACGTTTGTGATGAAGGAGCTGACTTGAGGCAAGACGCTGTGTGGTCGATCACAGGGGACTTCGCCTCGATGACCGTTACGCCGTCCATCGACGCTAGCGCATCGGGGCATTGGCACGGCTGGATCACCAACGGTGAAATCAGGTGAAAGCAAAGCAGCCCTCGGCCCGTCGCGCGAAGACGCAGGATGCGAAGTCCGCGAAATCGTTCGCAACGCAAGACTCCTTCGTCAACTACATGACGCACACGGGCTTGGGCTCGGGGAACCAGGGCGACGCGGGCATGTACGCCTTCCGCCCGATTACGCGCGTGCGGCAGCAGATCGAGTGGGCGTATCGAGGCTCGTGGATCGTCGGCCGAGCGGTCGATACGCGGGCGGAGGACATGACGCGGGAGGGCGTGGAGATCATCACGGACGATGCTCCCGACCGCATTGCGGAGTTCGAGAAGCACGTCGCCGCTCTGCAAGTGTGGGGCGCGCTGTGCCAGACGCAAAAGTGGGCGCGGCTGTACGGCGGGGCGCTCGCGTTTATGATGATCGAGGACCAGGACCCCGCGACGCCGCTGCGCCTCGAAACCTTGCGCCAGGGACAGTTCAAGGGACTGCTGCCTCTCGACCGTTGGGTCGTGACGCCCTCGCTCTCGGATCTCGTTGATGAGTATGGCCCGATGTTTGGCATGCCGCGCTTCTATGACACGGTTGCGGATTCCGGGGGCATCCCCCGCATGCGCATTCACTACTCGCGCGTGCTGCGGTTCGAGGGCGTGAAGCTGCCGTACTGGCAGAAGATTTCGGAGAATCTGTGGTCGCAGTCAGTGCTTGAGCGTCTGTGGGACAGGCTGCTCGCCTTCGACTCAACCTCACAGGGCGTGGCGCAGCTCGTGTACAAGGCGCATTTGCGCACGCTCAAGATGAAGAACCTGCGCACGATTCTCGCGGGCAATGCCCAGGCGGAGAAGGCGGTGCAGAAGCAAGTCGCCATCATGCGCTACAACCAGACGAATGAGGGCATCACGGTCATCGATGCGGATGACACGTTCGAGTCGCATGCGTACACGTTCACAGGGCTCGATGCGGTCATGGCGCAGCAGGCAGAGCAACTCGCAGGGGCCACCCGTACGCCCCTCGTGATGCTTTTTGGTCAGTCGCCCGCGGGGTTCTCGACGGGGGATGCGGACATCCGCAATTATCAGGAGTCGATAGCGAACGACCAGGCGACCGACATGGCCGCGCCCGTCGATATTCTCTACCGCGTCGCATACCGCTCTTTCTGGGGTCGGGACACGCCCGAGGTGTGGGCGCTGAAGTTCCGACCGCTGTGGAAAATGACGGACGGGGAGAAGGCGGACGTGGCGGTCAAAAAGACGACCGCCGTGACGCAAGCCTACGATGCGCAGCTCCTCACGCAACAAGGCGGCATGAAGGAGTTGAAACAGATGGCGAATCAGACGGGCATGTTCTCGAACATTCAGGACGAGGACATCGAGGCGGCCAAGGCCGAACTCGCCCCGTCGCCCGAGGAACTGATGGCATCCGCGAAAGCGCAGCTCGGCGGCGCGGGGGAAGGGAATGAGGTCGGGGGCGGCCCCGACGATCCTGCCATGCCGGTGAAGCCCACCGGGACGCCTAAATTGAGGGCGGTGAAGTGACGAAGTACTCTGAGTT